ATTAATGCCACAACAATTCTTTTATGATGAACAGATAAGACGTTTTCTATTGCAATTTATTCGTGCATTTAGTAACTTTCAGGTTGAGTATGGCAAGGACAGAGATGGCAATATTACGCTGGTTACTGTTCCTGTTAAGTATGGCGATGCAACAAGAATGGTTAGCAGCATTGTTCGTGAGAACAGTGAGAACAAAATCATTCCAACACCTATGATTAGTTGTCATATAACAGGATTAGAATACAATGCAGAGCGCAGACAGGATCCTACATTTATTGACAAGAAGCATATTCGTATGCGCAAATTTGATCCTAATACAAATTCATACAATACTCAACAAGGTAACGCTTTTACAGTAGAGCGTGTTATGCCTGTTCCTTATACACTGCAGTTAAACGTTGATGTGTGGACTAGTAATACTAATCAAAAACTACAATTAATGGAACAAATATTGGTACTGTATAATCCTTCACTTGAAATACAAAGCACTGATAACTATTTAGACTGGACAAGTCTAAGTTATATTGAATTGCAACAAGTGCAATTTAGTAGTAGAAGTGTACCAGTAGGTGTTGATGAGCAGATTGATATTGCTACACTTTCATTTACTGTTCCAATTTGGTTAACTGCACCTGCTAAGGTTAAGAAACTTGGTGTCATTAATAAGATTGTTGCTAGTATATATGATGATCAAGGAGGCATTGCAGATGGTGTTATTGATGGACAAATACTACTAGGTGAGCGTATGAAATTTACACCGATGAACTTTGGTATTATTATACTTGGCAACACTGTACAAATACTTGATCGTAATGAAACAAGCACTAACAAAGTAGATTATACTCCACTAAATGATCCGCCAACAAAAGTAGGCACAGATGATGTTAGTTGGGCTGCACTTATAAACCAATATGGTGAACTACAAAGTGGCATTAGCCAAATACGTTTAGAACAAGGCACTGCAGAGATAGTTGGTACAATTGCTTTTCACCCTAGCGACCCACACAAATTATTGTGGACAGTAGATGGTGATACTATCCCAACGAACGACTTGCCTGCTGTAACAAAGATTATTAATCCTTTGCGCAGTGCACCTAGTGTAGGACTTGCTGCGGCAGCACAAGGACAACGTTATCTCGTTCTCAATGCTATTGGCGATGCAAGTAACACAGATGGTCCTGATGCTTGGGGTAGTTTAGTAGCAGGTGCCAACGACATTGTTGAATATAATGGCACCGATTGGCAAATAGCATTTGACAGTAGCACCGATTCAGGTGTACACTATGTAACTAATACTAATACAGGCTTACAATACAAGTGGACCGGAACAGAGTGGGTCAAGTCTTATGAAGGCGAATATCGAGCAGGCGACTGGAGCATCGTTATCTAACAGCGGTGTTGGAGCGTTATTTCTAAGCAAATCAACAAGTAGATATATGTTTGTACTGCGCAATGGCGCTAGGTATGACAGCATGTGGGCATTTGTCGGTGGCAAAGTTGAACGAGATGAAACTGAGTATACTGCACTACAGCGTGAGATTGTTGAAGAGATTGGCTTTATGCCGCTTGTACTAAAAACTATCCCAGTAGAAAAGTTTACTAATAATAAGAATAACTTTACATACAGTACCTATGTATGCGTAGTCGATGACGAATTTATCCCAAAACTAAACAACGAACACAAAGGATATGCGTGGAGTAAACTTGATAGTTGGCCCAAACCACTACACCCGGGTGTGTTTACCACACTTCAAATTAAGGATATTGTTAATAAGATTAGGACTATTGAAAGTTTAATGTGTGACTAGAGTCTGCCTACTACAACCTCAATTACACCTGTACCTGATTTTGATTTGGCTTCTACTGCCTTACCAATTACAGTTCCAACCATAGGATTGATTTGACCTGAAAATGCTTGTGCATGTCCTGGTGTACCACTCGATACCATCAAATCGCCTTTTTTCACCACACCAACTACCTTACACGGTACACGCCCTAGTAGAGCCATTGGAGGAAAAGTAGGATCATCACGTTCACCTTTAGGACTATTCATTACACAGTATGCAGTATCTTCACTGGATACAACACCTGCAATTTTATTACAATCTGCTGTATTACATATTGTAACTTCAGCATCTCCTCCAAACATTAGTAACGTACCAACACTATACTCTGCGTCAGCGCGATATCTTTCCGCGATATCAGCGTACTTTGCTTGTTTAGCGTTTGTCTCAAATCCACCTGCGGTCGATCCATCATGTACTCTAAGACTATCGGCTTGTGAATCAATACTTAGTTCACCATCTGCGCCTGTAAAAGCGTTGTTCTGTGCTGTTGTTCCTCTACGAAACTGTAATACTGTAGGCATTTTTTGCTCCTATATCCTTTATTTATTAACCAAATGCACCTAGGTCTAAACCGAGGGTATCACTGCCCGCGACTTCTACTGTTCCAACTGGATCCATCATACTATACACTGTACCCAAGTTAACACCAAAAGCATCAGTTGCGCCTGAATCAAAAGGTGTTTCTGCAGTATCCTGTGCAGCGTTTTTCTGTAAATCATAATCATCAGCTTTACCCGGTAGTACTTCAATAGTACTGTTTGGAAAACTTGATCCACTACCAGAGGATGCTGATTGTGCATAAGTTTTAAGTCTAGCTGCGGTGACCTTTTTATTTGCACCACCAGCGCCATCGTCAATGATGAACAAGTCTGCATCAACAATCGCAGCACCAATATCAGTTGCACCATCAATATCAAGATCAATAACTGGAATAGACCCATTAGGGAACACTGGTGCCTGACTAAAGGTTACCACACCATTGGAGGCTATTGCAATGGCATCAGTGTCACCAGCTGAACCAATATTACCAGCATTAGGAATAACAATGTTTCCACCTGTGGTCATAAGACCACCGCCAGTAATTGCACCAGCACCAACTATTGTGCCTGATACATCAAGATTGCCATTAACATCAATTAAGGTTGAATTAAGTTCTATTTCATCATCGGCATTAATGTCTAGATCACCGTCAGCAGGTGAACCAATATTAATAGCTGAGTCACGGAACTGAACCACCATTGCAGCATTCAAAAGAAGTCCTGTATCAGCAACATGCGTAAGGGTTACATCTTTATCTGCACCGAAAGTTACTACAGCAGCATCACTAAGCATAAACAGGTCATCACCAATAACCGCATCAGCAGCAACCGATAAACCGCCATCAGTTTGCAATGAGCCATCTGTTGTAGAAGTTGCAGCAGTAGTGTCATCTGTTTTGATAATTCCACTAGCAGTTAGGGCGGCAGTTGTCACCGCACCAGCAATAACACCTGTACCAGAAACATCCAAATTACCATTGACATCAATTAAGGTTGAGTTAAGTTCAATCTCATCGTCGGCATTAATATCTAAATCACCGTCAGCAGGTGAACCGATATTGATTGCTGAATCTCTAAATTGAACCACCATTGCAGCATTGAGCAATAGGCCTGTATTGTGTACATGAGTTAATGTTACGTCTTTATCTGCGCCAAAAGTTTGTACTGCTGCATCACTAAGTAGGAATAAATCATCACCAATAACAGCATCAGCAGCAACTGATAATCCACCATCAGTTTGTAGTGAACCGTCTGTAGTAGAAGTTGCAGCAGTAGTGTCATCAGTTTTGATAATACCACTTGCAACTATTGTAGACGTTGTAAGAGCTGCAGCTCCGGTTGTTCCACTTATTGTTACATTACCATTAATATCAATTAGGGTTGAGGTTAAGTCTATTTCATCATCAGCAGCAATAGATAAATCACCATCAGCAGTTGAACTAATGTGAATTGCAGTATCACGAAATATTATCTTTTTATTTGTAGCCATTGTTATGGCATCTGCTTGTGCAAGTGTGCCACTAATCTCTACGTTACCATTGATATCAATCAAAGTTGAGTTAAGTTCTATTTCATCGTCAGCATTGATATCCAAATCACCATCTGCTGGAGAACCAATGTTGATAGCAGAGTCTCTAAACTGCATGACCATAGCTGCGTTGAGCAATAATCCTGTGTCAGCAACGTGGGTTACAGTAACATCTTTATCTGCACCGAAAGTTAATACAGCAGCGTCACTAATCATAAACAAGTCATCGCCAACACTAAGGTCAGCAGCAATACCCGCACCGCCTCCAACTGTCAATGCACCAGATGTAGCACTAGTTGAAGCAGTCGTTGCAGTTACAGCAACTACACCACCAGAAGAAATTGTTATTGCATTAATGTCACTTGCAGAACCTAGTGAACCACCATCTTGGATTGTCAGAGAAGCAGCAAAGGTAGGTCTGGCACTAAAGTTAACCACACCACCAGAGGAAATACTCATCGCATCCTTGTCACTAGCAGAACCAATAAGACCCGCATCCTTGATAACCAAATCACCAGCAACTTGGAAGTCACCAATGGAACTTAGTGTCGCTTTAGCAGTTGCACTTGACGCAGCAGTTTCAGATACACCTGTAGTAAATACCAGTTTAGTAGCATTTGCACTTGCACTAAATGTATCTTCTGCGATTGCGTGAATACCAGCGGCAACTGTAGCACCATCTGTGCCATCAGAGTCACCAGCAGCAAACTCAATTGAAGCAATCACTTCATTTGCTACAACAATATCTTCTTCAGATTTTAATTGTAATACAACTGGTAGATTATCACCAGCAGTGGCATGGGTTAATGTTAACCCTACATTATGGACATGAGCCAATGTGATTTCAGAGTTTACACCAAAAGCAATTTGAGCGGCATCACTTATCATAATAATGTCATCACCAATGACTGCATCTAAGGTCACCGATAGACCACCATCAGTTTGTAATGAACCATCAGTTATACTTGTTGCAGCAGTTGTATCATCGGTTTTGATAATACCACTAGCGGTCAAGGCAGCAGTTGTAACTGCGCCAGCAATAACACCTGTACCAGAAACATCTAGATTTCCGTTTACATCAATTAAAGTAGAGTTAAGTTCTATTTCGTCATCTGCATTTATATCTAAGTCACCATCAGCAGGTGAACCTATGTTAATTGCACTATCTCTGAACTGCACTACCATTGCAGCGTTCAAAAGAACACCTGTATCTGCAACGTGAGTAAGGGTTACATCACCATCTGCACCAAGCCCAATAACAGCGGCATCTGATAACAGTTTTACATCATCGCCAAATACTGCGTCTTTGACAACACTTAATCCACCATCAGTTTGTAGTGAACCGTCTGTGGTAGAAGTTGCTTCGGTAGCATCATCAGTTTTGAGTATACCACTAGCAGTCAAAGCTGCAGTTGTTGTTGCGCCTGCAACGTCAACCGCACCAGAAAAGTCACCAGTTGCAGCATCTATCTCTCCAGAGATGGTAAGGTTTCTTATACCTGTATAATCTTTACTGGAATCAAGGATAACTGCTTTAGATGCAATCGCTGTACCGACTGCGGTACTACCTAAGTCTAACGCATTAATCTCACCAACCACAACTGTTGCACCATCTAGGATATTCAGTTCGGCAGGAGTAGAAGTAATCTGTGTGGTTGATGCGGCAGCAAGTACAGGAATTGTACCACTCACGTTTGGTAGATTGATTGTTCTATCACCAGTTGGGTCTATGATTGTAAGTGTTGTTTCGTGGTCATCAGCAGTTGCACCCTCAAACACAACAGCATTCTCAGCATTCATTGTAACCGTGTTAACCTGTGTGGTTGTTCCTGCTACAACAAGATTTGGAACAAGTAGTGTGCCCGAACTTGGATTATAACGTAATGCACCCGTATCATCTAATAGTGAATCTGATTCGTCGTTGAACACCACAGGGAAGTTTGTATTTGCAGTGCTATTGGTGACTGTAACTTTAGAAGATGTACCTGTAACATCACCCGTCAAAGGACCAGCAAATGCATCTGATGTAACTGTACCGTCAAAGAAAGCATTCTTAAATTCTGCTGAACTTGTACCCAAATCAACATCGTTATCTGTTGCTGGAACTAAAGCACCATTAACTAATTTTATTTGGTGTTCGTTTGCAGCATAGAAGTGTATTTCATCAGCGGTTTCAAAGTCAATCTTGGTCTGGTCATCTTCACCGATTTTAATGTCCGTCGCAAGAAGGGATGTAATAGTGGTTTGTGCAGCATTAATTGCAAAGTCTATTGTATTATCGCCATCCTGATAAGTTACGGCAATACCTGTTTCTGTGTTAGAACCAACCATTGCTCCAACAGTATCGGAGATGGTTTCTGCGAGTGCAGTGCCATTGACTGTAATTGCGTCTGCTTCAAGAGTACCATCAATGTCCACGTTACCGGAAATATCCAGTGAAGGTGCTACAATTTCTTGGCTAAATGTAACCACACCATCAGATGCTATTGTGATTGAGTCTGCATCGCTTGCAACACCAATCGTACCACCGTCCTTGATAACAAGGTCATCAGCAATGGTTAGAAGGCCAGCAGAACTCAACGTCATCTTTGCAGTGGCACTAGAAGCTGCAGTTTCAGACACACCCGTTGTAAATACTAGTTTCGTTGCATTCGCACTAGCAGAGAACGTACCTTCAGCAATCGCATGAATACCAGCGGCAACTGTAGCACCATCAGTACCATCGGAGTCGCCAGCAGCAAACTCAAGAGAACCAATAACTTCGTTAGCAATGATAGCATCTTCTTCTGATTTCAATTGTAGAACAACTGGTAGATTATCACCAGCAGTAACATGTGTTAGTGTCAACCCAACATCATGGACATGTTTAAGCGTAATTTCAGAGTTAGCACCAAAGGCAATTTGAGCAGCATCACTTAACATGATAATGTCATCACCAATGACTGCATCTAACGCTACTGATAGACCACCATCAGTTTGTAGAGAACCGTCTGTGGTACTTGTAGCAGCAGTAGTATCATCGGTTTTAATAATACCACTAGCAGTTATAGCAGCAGTTGTTGTAGCGCCAGCAATGTCTACCGCACCTGAGTAGTCCCCTGTGGCAGCATCAATCTCACCAGAGATGGTTAGGTTTCTTATACCTGTGTAATCTTTATTGGAGTCTAGAATAACCGCTTTACTTGCAATTGCATTACCAACAGCAGTCGAACCCAAGTCTAGTGCATTAAGTTCCCCAACTACTGCTGTAATACCATCTAATGCATTCAGTTCTGCTGCTGTTGATGTAACGGCAGTTGAGTTTAGAACTAATTTACCATCACCAACAATAATTTGATTATTGAATGTGGCTGAACCAGCAGCACTACCATCAATCGTTAAGAAGGTTGTGTCTGCACCACCATCTGTACCTTTAAGAATAATATCGCTGTCGTTAGCCGCAGCATCAATTGTAATGTCACCAGAACTTGTTGTTATGGTTACAGCAGCATCACCCGCACTAATATCATCTGCGGCTGAGGATACTCCAGCATTTGTG